TCTACATACAAAAACATTATAAAATTACTATAACTCGCGATCTTGCGAGGACCCTAAATATTCCGCCTAAACGGTGACTTAAAGGGGCAAATGGATTATTGATGAACTTTTGTCTCGCGTCTTACTTACAATGTCGAATGTTGTGATTGAGGATAAAATACCCAAACGAATCTTGCGCTTCAGCGAAAGATTCGTCGCTAAGAAGTTTTCTTTGGACGATGTCCTTAGGAAATGGAGGTCGTTGGATCTCAACGATCTCATTCGGAGATCTCTTGACTTGTATCAGTTCGTGTCTAGCATGTTGCGTTACTCTAATGTAAAAATGAGTGACGCGGTGCGCGTGGTGCGTTCCGATCTTGCCAAGAGGGAGATCAGGAAGTTGCAAGAAATTGCAACGGTTAAGGTGCGGGTCAAACCGCAACATAATCTCAAGAGTTTGAGAGTGGACCCCCAAGGTCTGTTCGATATGCTTTTTGGTGAGATTAAACACCTACATACTCACGTTGTTGAGTCCCCCTTTATTGAGGGACTCAGTGACGTGGCTAAGTCGACGAAAGATAGTATCTTGGGCCGTATCCCGAAAGGGATGATGGCCAAACTGTCTTTGTTGATTGATGTTCTGTCGGAGATTGTCGTTTACGCATCTCTGCCGAACACGACCATTCGATTGGTTCACTTGGCGGGCATGCTTGCTCGTCACGGATTTCTGAAGGCTCTCGTCATTGAGGCCTTGGCTCTAGGCGTGTCAAAACTTGTGGAACGCTGCAGTTATCCGGATTTTGCTGAACCTCAGATCGATTGGCTTGGTGAGGATGAGGGGGGGTTTATTTCCTCCTTTATCTCTCTTGTCGGATCGGTTATGTTCGGAGTGTCGGACATGTCGAAGCAGGCAGTGGATTTCGCTACTAAGCGAGCCAAACCTGTGTTCGATACCATTAACTCTTTTGACCGCTTCATTGAGAACTTTCCTAAAGTTTTCAAGAAGTGTGTCAATTGGGTGTATGAGGCTGTTCTCGGTAGACCCTATTTTACTGATGAGCAGCGGGAGATCTTGGTGGAAGCCGAGAAGCTCCTTGTCGAGCTTAGGTCCCCGCCTTTGGGATCTGAGTTCCGGATTGGTTTTATGAAGGAGTGGCTCGAGAGGGCCACTGCGATTAATACCAAGCTCACCACTTTTGTTGATGGACAGAAGTTGCGTTTTGGA